CTTGTAGATGGACTGCCAAGTGGATATCACCACGCGCTTCGCTGTCCCCTTGTCTTCTCCTGCAAGAATCTTGTGACAGTTTCGCTGTGCGTCCCACCCGTTTGCACTAGAGTAGTCCTCAAAATCTGAGAACATCTGCTCTACAAGCGAAACGGTTGGCACTACTATTAGAACCTTTTTATCCTTTGGTATCTTGCTCAAGTAATACCGAACAAGAGAATAGATGATGAGGCTCTTTCCGCTGCCTGTTGGCGACAGGAGCAAGCAGCGTTCTTTTTCCATTGCGTGGAGAACTGAGTTGATTTGGTGGTCGTAAGCAGACGCCTTATTGCCGTTCACGTGTACATTAAGATGGTCTTGGATAAAACCACGAACCGCTTCAGCATCGGTCTTGAACCCATTCACCGCAGGCAATGTGATGCTGTAGTTGCGTTCTTGTGCAAACTTATGAATGTAATCCACAAGCCCCGCGTATATCTGCTGTGTGTGAATGTTGTACAGACGGATTTCTCCGTCCCACATACGGAACCGATACGCAGGCATGAACTTGTAGCCAGGAACCTTGAATGTGAAATAGTCGGACAGTTCGCGGGCAACACTACGGTCGCAGTTTACCCGAACATACACAGAGTCCACTATGCTCACATCCAAATCAACCATTAGCCCATGTCCTCTCCGCTCAAAACTTCACCATTGAAGCGTATAGAGTATTTAGAAGACAGTTTTCCAGACCATCCAACCACAGGTACTCCCACGTCGCGCAACATGGTCAATCCTGAACAGATAGACTCTTCCCATCGCTTGGGAGTTCGTTCTATAAGAGTACGCAACACAACGACACGACCAATACCAAACTGTATGGCTGTTCGGGAGCAATCAGAACACAATCCCCATGTAGTGTAAAGAGTTAACCCACCAGTGTTGAGTTTGTTCATCACTGCTTGGTAGATCACTCTTTTTGCAGAGTGTTCGGTGCAATGCGATCTTACAGTTACAGTTTTAGGATACCCCGCTTTATGTAAACGGGTTGGAACTGCGTTCCAATTCTTTAACAGCACTCCTCCTCCAGGAATAATAAGTGCAGAACCAATTTGGGTGCGAGGATCAGTGCTGTGAGTTGCTGCAAGCATGGTGTCCTGCAAATACATCATGTCTACCCACCATCCGTCCTGATCGGTTGTTAGAAGATCACTGACCACTGGTAAACTTTCTCCACTCTATGGCGTTACGGATCTTCCAGTGACGGTTGTTTAGTTCTTTGATCACTTCTTCAAGCAGAGAAATTTTCTCGCGCTGATACTGTAATCGCTGCCGTGCCTTGATCACATCTTCATCAGAGTCCATGTACACAGAAATGTCTTGGCGCAAAACCTTAAGTTGAAACGGTTCAAGTCCTCGTTGTTTTAGTTCTTCGTCGCTCATCTTGCCTGTGTAGTACTCCCATTTTACACGGGTCACACGGGCAAGGTCGCCTTCGTACTTTGACAGCAGCAAGCGTTCATCAAACAAGAAGTTCAGGTACTTGCCGTGGAGTTGTGGAATCCGTAGGGACTCGGAGTCCAGTGCGGTTTCGTCCAGTCCCATGTCTTTGAGTAGTTCTGCACGCAAATCGTTTAGAGTCATAGCGACCTCCATGACGAAGTTTATCGGTATCGCTGCTTATGTCAAGTTCGTTTTTCTATTTTACAGTCGCTCTATATTAAACGAGCGGAAAGAGAAAGTGCAGTTCACTACAAACGGATCCGGCTCACTAATACTGGAGTTGAAATCTATGCCCGTAAGATTTCGCGGGAACACACCTTCAAAGGTCACATTGAGTTTAGGCTGCTTTGCGCTGTTTAAAATAATCAGGTTAGCCGTAGACAGGTGGGTGTTGATGGGTCTGAATTCGGTGTAGTCTTCCACATTTGTGGTAGACCGCATCCAATTCTTTATCTCAAGCCAGTTGTTCAGCCCTTCGTCCACAATAAATGAAATTGCCAGTTCATCAAAGTCTAGTTTGCCTGGTGCTTTGATGGGCATAAACGGAGTGGGCATGACTACTTCGCTCAAGTTCATACCTGGAATGTTTGCCGACTGACAAAAGTACATGACATTAGGAACACGCCCCAAAGTGAATCTAAAGTAAGTTGGCAGCAGTGGGTTCACGCTGTCAGGATACCGCTCTAAAATATTAGAGGGAATATCTGTAAAGTTATAGTTCAGTGCCATACTACTATGTAGAAAAGAAAAGGGGAGGCTTTCGCCTCCCCCTTCCCGAAAAGTAACTCTGACAGAGAGTCTATTACGATGCGACACCGTGGAGATTGTCCACCCTGAAGATACGGTAGTAGACGTTGCTGCGAGACTTGAGTCCGCCACCACCCTGTTCGCTGCCTTCAGCGAAGGGGTTCGCAACCATGCCGTAGCGGGTCTTGAACGCCATCTTGGGCTGGAAGGTGGTCTGATCAACCGCACGCATCATCTGTAGCGGAACGTATGGGCAGTAGAACATACCTGCATCGTAGGGGCTGGTTCCCTTGTAGCCGACGCAGACAAAGTTCGGAGCAGTGCCGTTGGTTACGTCAACATAGGGGTCAATGTAGACCTTGATCTTGCCGTTGAGAGTACCAGCAAAGGTGTTGCCGGTGTCGTCCACGTCAAGGCTGACGTTGAGGGCAGGCGAGATGTTCAGGAAGCCACCCATTGCGAGGGCTGAAGCAACATCTGCCGAGCAGATGATGAAGTTGCCCTTGCCACGACGGGTGTCCTTGGCAATCTGGTTGCACTCACGCTCAATTTGGAACATTAGACCACGGAACTTTTCCGCGCTCCAACGACCGTCCGAGTCCTGAATGAGGTCGTACACGCCACCGTATGCGCCACCGGAAGAAAGACCGCCGGCGACAGTCTTGTAGTACAGGTCGCTCTGCTGTGCACCGAGTTTGGCGCAACGGTAGACGTTGCGAACCACTTCGCGGTTGATTTCAGCCAAGATTTCGGTGGACAGAATGTTAGCGAGTTCTGTCTCCGCGTCAAGACCGTGAACAGCCTTGAGGTCTTGGGCGAGTTCAACCGAGTACGATGCAGCCAACATACGGGTTGCAGCCTGAACGCCAACTCGCTCAATAGTGAACGCCATTTGGTTGGGAGCATTACCTTCACCAAAGGCGGTGGTAAGAGCCGAACCAGTGGTTAGACCGCTGGCACTGGTTGGATTAAGAGCAGTTCCAGCGTATCCGAAGAACGGATCAACGCCAGTACCAGGACCAAAGGCGGTGAGGTTACCAGTTGCACCACCCCCTGCCGTCACGCCGGCGCTGAAACCGCTAGCGGTAACAGTGCTTGAACCCGAGTAGTTTGCAGCGGGTTCGTTGTAGAAGGCTTCAGTGCCGCTTTGGTTCAGAGCAGGAGCGTAACGACTACGCATGGCAAAGATCAGACCCGTAGGGGCTGTCATTGCCTGAACGCCGCAGATGTCGTATGCCATAAGGTTGGGCATGGCGCGACGAACCAATTGGATAAGAATGGGGTCGTAACCCTTGATAGCACCTTCGCCACCAGCGGCAAGACCAGACATACCAGCACCAACAACGTTGGTTTCAACAAGCATCTGCTCCCTGATTGCTGTTTCTTGGTTTTCCAAGAGGGTGGCAACGGTGGCACGCTTGTGAGCGTCAGCGATGGGGGCTAGATCGCTGTGATCTAGGACGGGCTTCCACTTGCGGACAGCCTGCTCGGTTAGAAATTTGTTTTCCATGTGAACTCTTCTCCTGTTTTTTAACAGTCTGTGGTGACTGGATTACTCTTGCGACTTGCTCATTGACCGGAGGTACGCCTCCATGAGCGGGGACAATTCCTGTGAAGCGTCCTCAACCGATTCCGAAATGTCTTCGTCAGCGGACAAGGAACCCTCCGTAACAGATCCAATAGTCTCAATGTTCTCTCGGAGAACACCAAGTTTCTCGGCAAACTGATCGACAGTTTCAAACTCAACATCCTCTGCGAGTCTGCGGAGTTTTTCTACTTCGGTATCAGTTAGACCTTCGGCAATTTCGCGGAAAACGATTTCGCACTGTAGTTGCTCAATCTCTTTAGAAAGTGCCATGTTCTTGTTCACCTGTTCCGAGAGTTCGGCGTTGAGAGTGGTGTTCTCGTTCAAAGCCTCATCGAACAGGTCTGTTTTGTCTTCAGGAACGGTGATGTACGACTCGTTGAAAAGGTTGCGGAGGTTGCCGATGAATTCTTCAGCAATCTCGGTGCGTAGACCGCTTTCAACAGCGAGTCGGTTTTCCTGCATCCACTCTTCGACAACGTAAGCGAGGTAATCGTCAATACGTTCAATGAGTTCTTCGGTAACGGCAGCAGTGTGCTCTTCTAAAAGTGTTTCGTACTGCTCTTGGAGTTGGGCTTCAGCAGCGTGAAACCGCTCGTTCATGTGGGCTTCAAAAATGGTTGCAGCCTTGTTCTTGAAGTCCTCTGAAAGTTCAGTGCCGCTGAACAGAGCGTCAATGTCTTCCTTCTTCATGCTGACCGAAGGAATCTTGGTTTCTGAATTTGCGTCACTTTTCTTGGCTTTGATGGTAGCCATGTTCTTGCCGCTGGCGTCTCCGGTTGGTTCAGCGATCTGTGCGGTTTTGCCGTTAGCCGTCTTGTACACCTTATCGCTGGAGTAGTCTGAAGCAGACTCTTCCATCTTCTTCTTGAACTTGGCTTTAAGGAAAGCAGGCATTTTGCCCTTCTTGCCCTTGCCTTCGTCCTCTTCGTCTTCGTCCTCTTCGTCCTCTTCGTCCTCTTCGTCCTCTTCGTCCTCTTCGTCTTCGTCCTTGGCTTCGTCAATGGCTTCTTCGTCAAGGACTTCTTCCTCGACTACATCAAAGCCTTCGCCGTCTTCATCGTCCTCAACGGTGTTCTCGTCCTCGTCGCCAGAACCAGGACCAACGTCATTGGCATCTTCTGCCATAAAGGATTCGCCTAGAACAACCTTTCGGATTACATCTTCTATCTTGTCGTTTGCCATGACTGGATTCTCCTTGGTTCTATTTATATATCTCTGTTAGAGTCTTGAGATGAAGTCCTTGAATACGCGCAGTGCTTGCTCTTCCAACTTATGAGCAGGCGTATTTTCTATTACTTTCTTGTACCCCTCAACCACTATGGGCTTGAGAACTCCGTTTTCCCAAATCCATTCCCGACCTTCCATAATGCCGTTGACAAAAGCGTTGGGAGCCGAGGGGTCAGCCACCACATCAACAGCGGCAAGCATGAAGTCTTCCTGTACCACATTTACCCCGTCTTGCTCCTTCAGGGAACCCATGCCACGGGACGAAACGCCCAGTTTCACGCCCTCGTCAATAAGATTGCGGACAATCTTGCCGTATGGGGTGTCTAAAATCTTGGCTTTGCCGTACACATCGTTCTTCTCTAGGCGCAAGTCCTTTATAAGGTGAGAAACGCGCTCTAGGTTCACAGTCGGACCTTCGGGGTGACCCAATTCGCCCATTGCGCGATTGGTCTTCACGTGTTCTTTCTGATACCGATCCAGTTCCTTTTCCATCACCGAAATGGGGTACACGCGACCGTTGCGGTTCTTCGCTTCAGCCTGCATAAACACGCCTTCAATAAAGTAGTGCTTCTGACCGTCTTTGGTTTCGGTCAGAATGTTGATGTCCTGAACTGTTTCGGTGATGAGTTTCATTAGTCTTGCGCCTTCTTGTTGTACTGCTTCCAAGCGGTGGCGTACATGACGCTCTTGCCACGCTTACCGTACTGCTTGGCGAACGAAGCCTTCGTCTTCTTGGAGCCTGTCATCTTCTCCATGCCCGGAGGAGACACTTCGTCCAACTGCTCTCCGCCTTTGGGGGCATTGAACGCCGCTTCACGCACCGCTGCCTTTGCTTGTTCCATTGCCTGACCTGCCTTGGTGTACAGGGTAGAGAACACGCCTTCTTTCAGAGCAGCGTAGTCCTTCATCAGCAGTGCCTTGACAATTTTTCGGTTGGTGTCCATGAGCGTCCTTTCGTGACAGATTATTTAGTTTTCTTCCGCGTTTGACTGGGGTTCTGTTGTGGGGTTATCGTTAGGATCTGCAAGAATTTCATTTGAAATAATCTGCTTTTCCCGTGCCAACCGCTCCCGTAGCCGCTCTGCAAGGCTGTTGTGGATGGCTGTTTTAAACTCTGTGTACGACAAATCTAGTGCGTCCATACTGTACTCCTATCAGTCGTTAAGGTCTTCTTCGTCTTCAGGAACGATTTCACCAATGGTTACCTGTGGTTCTCCACCGCCTGTAGGCGCAGGGGCGAGTGCAGGTGCAGCAGTTTCAGGAGCGGGCGCGGGTGCAGCACCTTCTGGTGGGGGTGCGCCTTCTGGAGACGCAATAACTCCGCTCTCCTGTTCCTCTGCAATCTGCTTGTCGATCTGCTCAATGTCGTCTTCGGTCTGGCGGAGGATGTGCTTGCGTACCCATTCACGGGAGAAGTACTTGCCAATAAAGTCTTCTGCGTCACGACACGAAAGCAAACGCTCTTTAATAATTTCGTTCTCTTTGAGTTCGCTAAAGTGGGAGTCCTTGACGAACTGGAACTGGAGTTTGCCCTCCATGTCTGCCCACTCGTTTTCCTTGATGATGCCCTTCAACACCAACTGCACACGCAGCAGTTCAAGGAACAGTTCAGAGAACTTCATACGGAGGCGTTCAATGAACTTGAAGAACTTTACTTCGTCGCGTGAGATTTCCGAGGCGCGACCAAGGTTGAATCCACTGGACTCTTCCAAGCGTGAAGACGGAACATTCAGTGCTTGGAACAGTTTCTTTTGGAAGTACTTTACGTCGTCCATCTCGGACAGGTTTTGTCCACCCTGAAGTGTGCTGATTTCTGTGCCTTTGCCGCCCTCACGACGAGGCATCCAAAAGTCTTCAAGCATGGACAAGTGTTTGCGACTGTCTGCAATCTCACCCGTGTTAGGATCGTACATGAGTTTGTTGCGGTAGCGGTTCATTAGCCCACGCACATACTCCTCTGCCTTCTGCTTGGGCAAGTTGCCAACGTCCACATAGAAAACGCGACGCTCGGGTGCGCGAGTAATGCGGTAAATCACCACTGCGTCTTCAATCATACGCAACTGGTTTAGTGCTTTAATAGCCTTGTGCAAATACCCAATCACGCGCTTGCGTGAACTGTCGAACAGCCCCGAGTGCACAAAGCAAATAGCGTCGGGGCTAATCTTCAAGCCTTCCATGCTAATGGCTGCGGAGTTTGGCTCCTTGTCGTTGTACACGTAGAACTCTTCCACAGAACTAATCACTTGAACGGAAGACGGACGTATCGACTGGTCTTTTGCAAGAGGCTTTTTCTTGATGCTGCGGATCTTTCGGATCTTTACAGGATCAATAGGGCGCAACTCTTTGATGCCCTTTTTCTTGTTGGCTTCGTCTACAATCACATGGTAGTACAGACGACTGTCAATATACCACTTACGGAATATTTCGTATCCACGACGCGAGAAGTCCAGTAGTTTAAGTACTTCACCAAACTCTGCTTCAATTTTGTCTTTAATGGACTTTGGTTGGTCAATGCTGCCAGTATCAATTTTTACAGTATCCAGTGAGTCGCTGTACACGATAGACTCGTTGCAGATGTCTGCAATGGCAGTTTCCACCTCGGGGTGGATTGCCATGTCTCTGTACTTGTGTATTAGATCAATATCGGTTTTGATAGTGCCGTCGAAGTCAACGAAAGCACCGTAGTATCCACCCACTTCAATGGGCACTGCACCGTCATCATAATCAGGAGGGACAAACGAGGGGGACTTCCGATCTTCTTCTTTCGGAATCCCCCCCGTTCTACCTAGTACGAACCCGAAGGGTAAGTTGATTGCCATAAATGTAAAATCCTGTCAAGAAAATACTGGATCAGAAGCCTGAACCGATATTGATGCCTGCCTGCTGTAGGAGAGCAGAAATGTTCTCCTGACCTGTTCCGGTCGCAGGTACTGCTGCACCTTCGGCGGCTTCCCACCACGAATAGTTTAGAGTTACTGGAAACTCTGCAATCTGATCGTTGTTTTCATATGACAAATCAATTGTGCCCACTTCACTGGGGAAGCAACCCACAAAGTTGTAGGTGCGAAGTGCTTCACCGTCACGCTTCAACTGGGTCACCGACCAAGTGGGCATAAACTGCATGAAGTTTACATCAGAAACGTTTGACACGTGCGAGTTGAAACGCGAACTCCAAAACTCAAACGCCGAACGCAGTTTCAAATTTGCGTCTGAAATAATTGTCAGGCTCCAGTCTTGGAACGAACGGTCACCAGGAATCTTGATGCGGCGACCACGGTACGGTACTTCAATCGTGCCCAGAGAAGACGCAGGAATCTGCGCGGATTTACACAAGAAAGAAATGGCTCGGGTGTCCGAGAAACCAGGAATGGTTCCGCTCACCACGAAAAGATTCGTGCGTACACCACCGCCCGAAAAGGCGTTTACAAACCCTGAAATGTTGTTGTTTGGTTCTACAGGCATGAGTTCTCCTTATCTCTATCTATCTGTTCAGCCGCCAACTTCGTTGAAGTCCACACCAGTCTTTGTAGCAATGAAATTCAACTGGATGAAGTTGATGCTACGAGTAGGCTTGATGAAGATGTCAGCCACGAACTCGTTGCGGTCAATTACCTCGCCCGTGTTGTTCGTTTCGTCGCAAACCACCTTGAAGTCGGTGATGCCACGGCGTTGCTGAACGGTCTTGAGGAACGGAACCACAAGATTCTTGAACTGGGCGCGAGCGAACGCGTCGTTCTGCTCAAACAGGAAGAACTTGCTAGCGGTGGCAATT